CCAGAATTGGAAGTTTGCTTTGGCAAATAATCCGACTGGATCTGATGCTACTAACCGCTCCATAATCGGAGTAGAAACAATAGATGGTCTCTGGAAATTTGACATTGATTCGTCAGTGTCCGGAGGCAAAGCTTCTTTAAATCAAGCGTGGATGGATGTTAAGTATACCATTTGGTATTCGGTCTTAACGACGAAAACCAACGGCGATGAATATGCCTTATGGTATTGCGATACATTGAGCAAAATGTTACCAGTTAATCCTGAGGATTATACAATTCTGTTAAATACGAATTCGTATAAATCACTTGAAGAATTGGCTAACTTTGTTCTTCTCCGTACCGCGGGAGCTATCCCAACATTAGACCCCGTTGTTAACCATTACAACGGTTCACTAATTACAGGATAGTAACCCATGCCTTCACTATGGCAGGACCCAGTGGTGTACTTGGCACAATGGATTAAAACATGTTCCATTGAGGCCGTGGACCCTAGTGAGACAGACTACCTTAAGTTCGGGGTAGCTTGTCACGCTTCCTTGCTGTATGACTGTCCCCTATCACAGGGATGGACAAAACGTCGCAAGCTCGCCTTTGTCAGGCGTGCTATGACGAAGTATCGTAATGATATCAATAAAAATGGTATCATTAAGACGGTTGCATTGTATAACGAACATGCAATGATGTTCCTGAGATCTTTTTCGAAGGAACATGGAGGCACTTTGGCTCTCCCCGTTGAACTATTTGCTTCACCAATAGGCGATGCTATTAAACTCTTCAACGATCATTTTACCACCCCCGCTAACGTTGATAATGATACTCAACGTTGGATATTGACTTGGCTGTGTTACCTTGCCAAGATGCCAATATCCCGTCCGGATCTAGAGAAGTCAGCCATTAAGGCTTGGCGCTCTACCCAAAACGAAGTCAGGTCAGATGGTTATTACAAATCCAACTATTCAACAGAAGCATTGAAGTTGGTGACGGCGTGGTTATTGAAACTGGACGATATGCCAGCAGTAGGTAAGCACGGATCAGGTACGACCGCGACAGGGCAAAACACCATCGATTCGAAAAACGATGGGTATCAAGCCACCATACACACTGTCAAGTTAACTGATCAACATCCCGTACCTGTTATGGGCCCTATATTAAACTATAAGGAACCCGGCAGGGGAATATTGATAACGAAGACAATTAAGTCACTCCGCTTTATAGCGGCTGAACCGATAGCTGTACAGTATGCACAGCAGAGTTTAAAACGAATCATGTACCAGTCTTGCGACATGGGACGCGAAGAGTTTAACCCAATATCGAAGTTTGTAAGATATAGTGACCAGTCACGTGCTCGAGAATTGGCCCTTAAAGGGTCGTTTCAAGAGTGTGATGATGCGACACCCGTTACAATAGACCTTCAGGAGGCTTCGGATAGGTTATCCGTTAAGCTCGTCGAAGACATTTTTCCAGAGGAACTTCTGCAGAAACTTATCGCAGGACGCACCGAGGTAATTGAAATCGATGGAAAAGCTACTGAACTAGGG